CGGGGTCGTGCCGGCCTGCAAAATCAAAAAATCATCTTAATCCGCCGCGATAGCGGCGGCAATGACGAACGAGGTGTTTTATTATGAGCGTCAGAGTTGGAGACAGAAGTGAGGGAAAGCTACAGGTGCTTAGAGCTTCAAAAGATTTATGCGCCTACACACTTCAAGTCTGCAAAAACGAAAAAGTGTTTCCGAAATCCCAGCGCTGGATAATGACACAGCGTATCGTCAATGAAAGCCTTGACGTTATGACTTGCATCCGCCGCGCGAATACCGCCCGGTTAGACCAGAGCGACGAAAAGAAACACCGGTACGAACAGCAAATGGAAGCAAGGCGTCAATGTGACACCTTGCTTTCCCTTATAGACCTTGCGTACCAGTCATTCGGTATTGAAACGTACCGGGTGGAGCATTGGGTCAAACTGGCTGACGAGACCATGCGGCTTCTGCAAGGCTGGATAAAGTCAGAAAGGTAAATAGCCCTATGGGGTATTCGCTATTAGAGACCTCGCCCGTAATTGGTGGGTATTCGACCCTAACGCGAACAACGCCAATAATGAGTACAACGTTAATACGTCTGGTGGATCGAACAACAACAATGCCAACAATTCTAACGGGGTCGTGCCGGACTGCATTTCCCACATTGTCAGCTTAAAGTAACCGAAAGGTAAAATCAGGACGCTATATGCAGGGAGCGAATATCCCGTGCTTTTGAAAAGCCGAAAGAAGGTATGCGACGTGAGCGCCCCCAGCAAAGGGGACGTTCTCACTATCAGCGCAGATCAATTTTTATTATGACAATCAATTACTTTGAAGATGCGGTATCGTTTGAACGTCTTTATAAGGGTATGAAAAAGTCATGCAGAAATGTTAGGTGGAAAGACAGCGTAACCGGATATGAAGCTAACGGGCTTCTGAACACGCTTGCGCTCAGTAACAAATTGAAAGACGAAACTTACACGATAAGTAAATATCAGATATTCACGATTTACGAACCGAAAGTACGTACTATTGTAGCCTCCCGTCTGGTAGACCGGCAAGCCCAGCGTGCCTTATGCGACGCCGGACTGTACAGAGATATTACGGAACATTTCATCCGTGATAACGTGGCCTGTCAGGTCGGTAAAGGAACAGACGACGCGCTGAATCGGCTTAAAGTTCATCTGCGGAGATACTACACGAAAAACGGGCCGAAGGGATGGGTCTTGCGCTGCGACGTGCATCATTTCTTCCCAGAAACCCGACACGACGTAGCAAAAGCAATGATAAACAAATATGTGTCCGACGGTAAAGCGGCGGACATGGTTTGTGATGTCGTTGACAGCTTCGGAGGTGAAAAAGGAATCGGTCTCTGGAGTCAAATAAGCCAGCTTGTGGAACTTTTAGTGCTGAATGACATGGATCATTTCATCAAGGAAAAACTGCGCATAAAGCACTATTTACGTTACATGGACGACTTTGTTTTAATACACCCGGATAAAGAATACCTGCGCTGGTGTAAAACACAGCTTTCAGAATACCTTGCCGGAATAGGGTTGGAGCTGAACCGTAAAACGTCGCTTCACCCGTTACAGCAGGGTATTGTCTTTTTACAGTGGCATTTCAAATTGACAGACACCGGAAAGGTTCTCATGTTGATTGCTCCAAAGAAAAGCTCAAAGCAGCGTCACAAACTGCGGAAGCTACACGAACAGGAGAAAAGCGGAAAGTTACCGGCCGGAACTACCTACGGAAGCTATCAAGCGTGGATGGCAAATGCCGCGAGGGGTAATACGTATCTGGCCAGAAAACGAATGGCCGAATTTTACTCAACGAAAATAAGAAAGGATGATAACAATGTCAGTTGCAAATTACAGACAGAAGAAACGCCTTGAATATGCGGCAGCAAACACCGAGGAAATCGCTCTTGCTAACAGTATTGCTTTTGTGGCTCTTGCGGAAAACGGAACCATTGACCCCGTTACAGCCGGAGAACACACCGCAATTTTCGCAGGATGGGAACCCGGTGTGAGCTATTCCATCGGGAATATCCGCCGCTACGAAGAAAAACTGTACCAGTGCATTCAGGCGCACGTTTCTCAGCAGGACTGGACACCCCCTGTTGCTACATCACTGTGGAAGAATATTGCCGATCCTGCCGAGGAATGGCCTGAATGGGCGCAGCCTATCGGTGCCGCCGATGCCTACCAGACCGGCGACAAGGTGAAGCACAATAACAAACACTGGGTTTCCACCGCGAATAACAACGTATGGGAACCCGGCGTTTACGGATGGAACGAAGTATCTGACTAAAGCAACGGGAGGGTACTACGTTGGCATTCACTGAATTTATAGAGACGATAGATGGAGAGTTTTTGAAAACGTGCGGTGCCGGAATTTTGGTTCTTATGACCGTCCTTCAAATCGCACCTATCAAAATTAACCCGTGGGGATGGATCGCAAAAAAGATCGGACAGGCAATTAACGGTGAGCTGATCCGAAAGATTGACAGCTTGGAAAAAGAACTTATCGCTTTCCGAGCCGATACCACGGAACAGGCAATCATTAACTGCCGCGTCCGCATTCTACAGTTCGGTGACGAACTGCTGCGGGACGTCCACCACAGCAAAGACCGATTCGACCAGACGTTGCGGGATATTGATGCTTACGAAAACTACTGTCGAGACCACGAAGATTTCAAGAACAACATAACCGTTATGACCGTTCGCAGAATTAAAGAGGTCTATGAACAGTTACTTTCCAGCGGCGATTTTCTGTAATAGCAAAAAGGAGGGTGGTTATGGAATTTTCAAAGAAAGCACTTGTTTTTGAGTATGTTATGTCTTTTATCCTTATCGTCGTCACAGTCATTGGTACGCTATCCGACCATGACGTGACGGCGATAGCCGCCCTTGCCGGAGGTTCGATCATTGTGTCTGGATCGTCTACTGCTTTTTATTTCTGGAAAGCCCGGACGGAGAACCGCGCAAAGTACGCACAGCGGTTCGTTATGCGCTTCGCTGATAAGTACGGTATCGACGCGGCTATCCGACTTTCCGAAACCGTACTGAAAGAATGAGGTGCAAATTATGGCGCTTAAAGGCTACACAAACGACTATACTAATATTGGAAAGGAAACGGATTTTACTATGAAAACAAAAATAACGACCGGTGCCCAACTCGCCGCAAAAGCAATTCGTGTCGCTAAGGAATGCAAAACCCTGTACGTCATGGGTTGCTTTGGCGCACCCATGAACGCCGCGAACAAGAAACGGTACACCGCAAACCACAGCTACAATAAACAGGCTGCCAGAACCTCCATGATCCGCGCGGCAAGCGCAGACACGTTCGGCTTTGATTGCGTGTGCCTGATTAAAGGCTTGCTTTGGGGTTGGTGCGCTGATACCACAAAGAACTACGGCGGAGCCGTTTACAAAGCGAATAACGTTCCAGATATTGGCGCGGATCAGATGATAGCCATATGCAAAGAAGTGTCCACGAACTTCAACATCATTGAAGTCGGAGAAGCTGTATGGATGTCCGGCCATATCGGTATCTATGTCGGTAATGGTTTGGCCGTAGAATGCACCCCGGTGTGGGATAACAAAGTTCAGATCACCGCTTGCAACTGCGACAAATCCGGCTATCATCGCCGGAACTGGACAAAGCATGGCAAACTTCCGTATGTCACGTATGGTACCGGCTGCACAGCCGGGACTACGATAACGACGACGGAAACGACGGAAAAGAAAGAGGGCGGCAACGCTACACAGAAAGAAACATGGATCCCGAAGAAAGGGGACACTGTGTATTATAACGGAAATGTTTATTACAATAACGCGAACGCAGCCACTGGGTTTTCCTGCAAAGGCGGCCTTGCGACAATTACCCTCGACCCGTACCGGCTTGGCAAATCGAAACACCCGTACCACCTTGTTAGGGTCTCCGGAAAGGGTTCTACAGTCTGGGGCTGGGTTGACGCTGGCTCCTTTACAAAAGCATAAACCGTGATACTAAAAATTACGAGGTTCATCATTATGGCGATTTGCATAATCGAAGGACTAAGTATTTGGATTATAGCGTTGATACGACGGCATAATCATAAGACCGAACATGATAGCATTGAAAAATCCCGTCACTTTGGAAAAGAAAGAAAACCGAATGAAGAAAAGGAGAACATACCATGAAAGAATTTTTACTTACTCTGTTACAGGCTGTTATCATTGCTGCCGTTCCTGTCCTGACAGCCTATTTATGTAACTACCTCAAAACGAAAAAAGAGGAAGCGCGGAGAAAGATCAAGGACGACACCGGGAAGAATCTGCTTGGTTCCGCCTTTGACGCTGTTGTAAAGGCAGTCACCTGTACGAACCAGACCTACGTTGATACCTTGAAAAAGTCCGGGCAGTTCACCGTAGAAAATCAGAAAGAAGCATTCCAGCGTTCCTACGACACCGCGGTAAGCATCATGACACAGGAAGCGAAAGACTTTATCTCCGAAGCATACGGCAGTCTTTCCGGCTGGCTTACCGTGCAGATCGAAGCACAGGTCAAGAACGAAAAAGCCGAATAATTTACATGAGACCGTACCGACATTTAGCCGGTACGGTCTTTTTTTTATGCCCAAAGCGTCTGTCTACAGTTTTGTCTACAGTTCTGTTACACTTCAAAAATCTGTAGACAATCGTTGTCTACAAAAATTGACACTGTAACGCAAGTGTAACGGCAAGTGTAGACAGGAAAAACCCAGTAACTACCGTGGTTTTATGCCTCTGTCTACAATGTTACACTTTTTTCTTAATAGATTAGAAAAATAGAGAAATTAGGTCGTATTACCAGTTCAAACATTTTCACCCGCGCCCACATTACGCATATCACATACGCGCGTAAGA